GAACAACACGCTGAAGCATCTGAAACGCCAAGAACTACCTACGAAATTCTTCGACATTCACACCCCGATAATATACGAGCGCGGACCGTTTTTTGAAAATGTTGTATCTTTACCATGGGAACTTTCAAAGGAAGGTTTTGTATTAAAGTCCGCTTACGCCAATGCCCTGAAGATAGAAGGAACAGAGCAGAAGGACTATAAAAACATAGCGCCGCCGAACGTTCCGGTAAAAGTTTTTAGCAGCAATGCCAGCATAAGAGCAAGCGTTCAAAAGTTTTTAATAGAACAGTTTCCGAAGAAAAGTAAATACGAGAAGTGATGGAAAACGGACGACCGCCGATATGGAGTGATCCGGAAGCATTCGAAAAGAAAGTAGATGAATACTTTGAGACACAACCACAACAAACATGGTCAGGGTTAGCGCTTTATCTAGGTTTTGAAAGTCGTAAAAGTTTACACGACTACGGACAAAAGGAGGGGTTTAGTTACCCGATAAAAAAAGCCCTCCTGAGAATAGAAAATATGTATGAGTCTAACCTCACAAAGCAAAATACATCGGGGCCAATCTTCGCCCTTAAAAACTTTGGATGGAAAGACACTCAGGATATTACACACAATATTCCCAAAGGCGTATTAAACCTTGACCCCTTAGATGATACTGCCGACAACAGCCCTTCGAAAGATAGCGCGACTTAAAAAACGTATCTGGGTTATACAAGGCGGACAAGGTGCCGGGAAAACGTTCGCTATTCTTCTATTACTTATCAATCACGCCAGAGGTAAAACCGATAAAGAAATAATCATTGCCAGTTCTGAGTTATCCAAGATGCGGATAACAGTCATGAAAGACTTTATAAAGATTCTCAGAGAGCTGGGAATTTATGAAGAGGTTAGGATATCAGACACATTATTCAGATTTCCGAGCGGATCATTCATTAAGTTCATTGGACTCGATAAAGAAGATATAGGAAAGGGTCTACGCTGTGATATCGTGTTTATCAATGAGGCAAACAAAGTTTCATTCGAAACCTATCGCGAATTAACATCCCGCGCTAAACGTGTCATTCTTGACTTTAACCCTAACGCAGAATTCTGGGCACATGTGGAAGTAGTAACTCGTGAAGATGCAGAGTTTTTAATTCTCACCTACAAAGACAATGAGTTCTTATCCTATCAGGAATTAAAAGAGATCGAGCGATATAGTCAGCTCGCCTATCATGATCCGGATCTTGAAAACAGGGAAACACCATCGAACATTAAATCGAAGTATTGGCTTAACAAGTGGCATGTATACGGCCTTGGCATCATTGGCACAAATCCAAATCGTATATTCTTCTGGAATGAAATACCCGACGCAGACTATCACAAGCTTGTGTCAAAGAAGTATTACGGCGTAGATTGGGGAACGGTAGACCCTTGGGGAATCATTGAAGCAAAGTACTATGATGGCGCGATCTACCTGCACGAATTGAATTACCTTTCAGAGAATCAGATCAAGGAATCTCTTTCACCGCGTGAGCTGCAATCCTTGCACAATCCAGAAGACCAGGAGAATCAAACGTTAGTCAAGTGGTATTTCAATAAGCTTGGAATAGAAAAGAAATCCTATGTTATCTGCGACACGAACCGGCCTATGAAGATTCTTGCGCTGCATCAGGCAGGGTACAACTATGCAGTCGAAGCACCGAAGCCGCCCGGATCGATCATAGATGGTATTGACTTGCTTTCTGAAATAAAAGTCTACTATACATCCTCTTCAGCTAACCTACGCTATGAACAGGAAAACTATTCTAGGCAAGTGGATAGATACGGAATTGTTTTAGAAGAACCTGAAGACTTAAACAATCATCTCACCGATCCAGCGCGATACGTCGCTTTGTTCCTCGTTCTCATGGGTATCATAAAGCGGTAATTTTCAAATTCTGGCAAACTTTACCACTATCAATTTTCAGTAATTGCGATTGTGAGGTTTATTAATGACATTCTCAATCCATTCGGTAGTATGTTCGACTACTTCAGGTCGCGCTCATCGAAGGTATACCGCTACGGTGTTAGTGTAGTTGAAGGCGCTACAAAGTTCAATCAATACGCAAGCGATCACCACAAACTGACATTGGTATTGTCTAATCCGGCAGTGCTTAAAGTCTTCTCCCTGCAATGTGATTTATTTTCCATGGGAAAGGTGACTGTAATGAAGAATGAAAAGGAAATAGAAGACGATCCTTTTCTAACGTTTATAGCAAAGCCTAACCCATTCACGGAAACGCAAACGCAGTTCCTTTGGGATTATATGTTTTTCAACATGCTGGGCACGTCATATACCTACGTTCATTCTTCGATTGTAGACCGCAAGGATAACAAAATGTATTTCCTGAATCCTGGTCAAATCAAGTGGCCGGACTCACTGGAAAAGAATCGGGATAAATTTATTTTCTCAGACGCAGACGTTAAGAACATCAATAAAACGACAATCACCTATAAGTATTTGGATGGAACGAAGTTTGAATTTCCGCTGGATCGATTGGTGATATCGCACGATCTGACAAACTCAGTAGGCAATTTCTATAAAGGGCCGTCAAGATTAGATGCCCTCGTTAAAGTCATATCCAATAACGAATACACCCTCGACGCTGAAAATATAAACCTCCGCTATTCAGGAAAGTTTTTAGTAGGATCTGACAAGGCAGTAGGACAGAGTATCCGGGTCGGAATGACGGACGATGAGAAAACAGACATCGAGCAGAAGATCGACACGGATCAAAAAAGTGTGTGGTCATTGCAATCAATGGTAAAGATTCAGCGCTTTGTTTCTGACATGGCGTCGCTTCAATTGAAAGATCAATACCTGCATCAATACTTTGTCATAGGATCGATGTACAATATCCCGCGCGATGTGCTGGAAGCTTACAACTCTTCGACCTATGAGAACCAGGAGAAGGCACGCGCTGCACATACTTCGTATTGCCTTGAACCAAAGGGTGAACAGTTCATGGATAGCTTTGAAAATCATTTCGGATATCCGGCACAAGGAAAGAACATAACGATAAGTTGGAAACACTTACCCTTTATGCAGATTTTTGAAAAAGACAGAGTGGATGTAAAAAAGACGACTATCGAGGTCTTAAATTCGCTGCTAGCGCTTGGAGTGTCAATTGAGCAGGCAAACGAATACCTAGGAACCGAATTTGAAATCGAAGAGCCGAAAGAAACCGAAAATGGAGAAGCCCAAACTAACCCCGCAGGAAGTCAAGAAACTGAAAGCGGAGAAGGAGAAGCAACGGAAGGGGCCGGAGCTGATAAAAAAATCAGGCGTATCGTATGATTAACATATCGATTCCACACTTTACTAATAAAGCTGGGCTTTACGATTGGCTAATAACCAATAAATCACTTCTAATTGCTCAAAAGAAATCAGCCATTAAACAGGCGGATGCAATTTCGTTTCCAATTTCTTACTTAAATGACAAAGGTGGATCAGTTGTAAAAGCTGAATCAATTCCTGATTCGGTGTCAAAGATAAAAGTCCGGTCTATTATAAATACGACAAAACTTTTTGATTCTCATGGTGACGTTCATATAGACCAACTTTGGAATAAATCATTGAAAGAAACTAGCTCATTGTATTTGACAAAAGAACATGACCTTTCATTCGATGGCGTTATAACCGACGAAGTTAAGGCGTTTGTTAAGCAGGTTTCTTGGAATGAATTAGGGTTCAATTATTCAGGCATGACGCAGGCGCTTGTCTTCGACTCGGTGATAGAAATGCCAAAACGGCTGCTTACTAAAAATGAAATCGTCAAAGCCGAAATGTTTGATATGTATAGGGCTAATAAAGTCAGACAGCACAGCGCCGGTATGAGATATGTGAAGATTGACCTTGCTATTAGGGACGAACGCTATGAAGAGGAGAACGAATTGTGGAATAAGTATTACGATATTATTGTAAACAAAAACGATGTTGACGAGGTTGGATACTTCTGGCCTGTCACTGAAGCGAGAATATTTGAGGGGGCTGCTGTAATCAGAGGATCCAATTTTGCAACGCCAACTCAATCAGTCCAAGAAACCAAAGGCCAGCCGTCGACGACACTGGATGATGAGCCGCTTTCGGGCACTCACAAGAATTTGAATCTGCTTGAGGCTATTAATAAAATAAACTTTAACCTAACGCTACATGACGTAGCAAACTAATTTATGGCAGACGAAATACTTAGCCCCGAACTGGCGGCAATCAATAAAGTAGCTGAAAAAGTGGAAGGCTTTCAAAAGAAGCTAGGCGACAAAATGGATAAGTCAGAACTGAAAACAGTTACCGACGCCATCGAAGAAATGAAGAAAGGTGTTGCATCGAAGGAAATTGTTGATGCAATTAAAGCGAGTATGGATAAGTTTCAAACACAGCTTGAAGAAATGCAGGAAGACGTCAACACCAGCAAGGGCGGTGGCAAACATAAAGACATTCGCAAGTCTATAGGCCAACTGTTTATCGAAGCTATCGAAAAGCAGAAGTTTGACCTTCACACGGTAGCACGCAAAGGTGCACAGCACTTTAACGTAACCATCGACGCACCTGTTCAAAAGGTTGTGGGTACGATGACAACGGCCAACGTTGACGCTGTGGGCACAAACTCAATACCGTTCGAACTTGCTGACTTTGAATTTGGATTGACGCGTATCGCTCGCAGGGCGCCGTTCCTGTTGCAATTGGCGAATACCTCCCCTATCTCCACCATGTACGCACAGTGGGCGGAACAGGAGAATCCAGAAGGCGCAGCAAATGAAACCGCTGAAGGCCAGGACAAGAGCCAAATTGATTTCGATTGGGTGGAAAAATCTCAGAAGGTAGAGAAGATTACCGCTTATATCAAAGTTTCCAAAGAGGCGCTTTCCGATTTACCAGCTCTGCGGAATGAAATCGACACTGAATTGCAGGAGCTTGTACTTTTGGAAGCTGATGCAGATTTGTGGGACGGTGACGGCACAACGCCAACGATCAAGGGTATCACCCTATTCGCAACAGCCTACAGCACACCTTCAGGACTCACCCCTACCAACGTGAGCGAAGTAATTCGCTGCGCTATTGCCCAGGTAGTGGCTAACACATTCATGCCGAATTACATTGTGATGCATCCTACGGACGTAGCCGCAATGGATCTTGAGAAATCAGGGGACGATGGACATTACATGTTACCTCCTTTCCGTTCTGCGGATGGACAAGTAATATCAGGCGTTCGGGTAGTGGAGAACCTTGGCGTTGATCAGGGTGACTTCCTTGTCGGTGATTTCACCAAGTGGAAAGTAAGAATCCGCGAAGGCTTCAACATCGACGTAGGATTGGACGGCAACGACTTCACAAAGAACCTTGTTACGATCCTTGGCGAAATTCGTTTGGTGTCTTACGTGAAGGCTAACCACGCAGGTGCATTTGTGTTCGGTACTTTTGCCGATGTTATTGGCTCATAATGATAATTGATCCTACAGATTTTGTAGATCGTCCATATAAAGTCCCGAACCAGGAAGAGTCTCGGGACTTTATTTCTTTCATTGAAGCGAAAGAGGATGAATTGGCGCGCCTTATCTTAGGGCACACGCTGTGGGAAGCCTTTGACGCCGCTGTGAATGGATCGGGAGAACTTGACGCTATCTATGTAGCTCTTCGCGATGGTGCCAGCTATGAGCATAGTGGCGGCACGTACCGCTATCGTGGGTGGGTGGACATGATCAGACCAGGGATCTTCTCCGCGTGGCTTCCAAACTTAACCTATAAGTTAACTAACATCGGATACGTTGAAAACAACGCGCCAGAGAAGAGCGAGTTGATAGAAGATCAATATCAATTCCAGATCCTACACTGGAACAATTTCGTGCGAAAAGTTGGCCCTAAACAGAGTTATGGTTATTATTGTGAGGACTCATTCTATGGGTTCATGATGGCAAATGAAGATGATTACCCGGATTGGGTATTCAGCTATCAGCGCTATAAAAACCGATATGATCTTTAAGGACTACCTTGTAAAAACAGCACAATTACTCTTCGGTCTTATTGTATTAGCATTCCTTTGCGCCTTTGCCGGGCTGTTGGTAAAGACAGCCTATAACCTGTTCATGTACGGTTTCCGTGTATGGTAAAGCTGAAACTCAACGGCCAGCCTGCGGAATGTCCCGGATCTTACGAGGAAATCAAAACACGTCATTACGTTAGAATCCTGAAAGAATGGGATCAGTCCGTCGACATTGCTGATCGTGACTACTTCCACCTATTCAACATCCTCACCGACGGCAAGTTCACAGACTTCTCCAGAACGGTAGAGAATGAAATTACTTTTCACAATGTTATTTCGTGGGTACTAACGCAGGACTTTAAATTTAGTACGATTTTGCCTAAAGTATTGGAGTATAAAGGCGAGTTGGTACCCATACCTTTAGAGATCGGCGAGCTAAGCATTGGCCAGAACATACACTTGCGCCGTGATTACATCGACAAATCGAAGATATTAGAGGAAAACTTATCTATCGCAACAGCCATTTACCTGCAACCAAAGATCGATAACGGGCAATTTTCCATGAAGCGTGCCATCGAAATAGCGAAAGACTTCGACGAAATGCCGGCATACCTCATCTACCCGATTGGTTTTTTTTTGTTAAGACGTGCATTGACCTTTGGGATGCTGCCAGGAAAGCGCTCACCCCTGCCAAGGATCAACCTAAGGCAGACGTTCGTGCAAATGTGGCGCGCCTTGCCAAGGTTCATCTCCTGAACTCATACGACGACCTTGATTTGATTGACCAGTACGCCACACGCTACGGGCTTGATCCGGATTGGTGTTTCTATAATAGCCAGTTCGATACGATCATGGGCCTTGTAGTGAAGTGGAAAGAGGAATCCGAATACCGCGACCGCTTTCAACACATCTGGTCAGAAATTCACGACACACCGAAGAAATGAGCTAATTTTTTTTACCTTTAAGAAATCGCTTAAACGGTTATCCAATTATGACCGTACTGGAAGCCCTCGAAGAGGCTAACAACATTCAGGGTATCAAAGGGCTTTCTTTTGCAAGCCTTCAGGAATTCAATTCTTTCAAAGATTCATTCAACTATCTGGATTGGGCGCGTAACATCGTGGTTCCCATTGCTTTAAACGGCACAATAGAGCCACACCGAACGGCGGAAATATTAATTATCCAAGGCTGGATGTTGACCCGAATCAATCAGGATACTAACGACTTTAGAAGTGTAAAGATCGAAGATGATTATATCGATCAGATGCGGAAAGCGGCGCGGAAGTTTATTCTAAACCTCGTTGATTCTGATTTGACCAATCCCCAGGTCGCAAACATCGGCTATCGCATTACTCCTGAATATCAGTTTTTAGATGCGCATTTGTTTGGGGTG